CACAATAGTCCCGCCATCAGCGATATTTGCTGCGTCACTTACAGTGATTGTGCATGTTGCATACGGCAGCACAGTTCTTTTCACGATAGTAAACGTATCAGCAATCTCGTTTGCCACTGCTATATATTCACCGTCTGTTGTAAAGCTGCTGGGCGCCACAACATTCTGCTCTTGCAACATCGAGTAAACAGTCATGCTGCCATCATCGCCATTTACCAGGAACAAGCGATCTGTTTCATCTGTTGATGTTGCCCGTCTAATCGACATGTCAACAGGGCTTTTTAACAGGTGACTGCTAAACACAGACAAGTTCTGTGTACCGTAACTACCTCTTGATTCGGCAAACTGAAACGCTATCAAAGATTTGCCCTGGCGCTGCACAAACACTGTGGAGCCTTTGAGATCCTCGATCGGTATGCCTGGCCTTGAGCCAATGCGGCTTTGAGGCTTTACCAAAAAATTTGTTGGCGTTACAGGTTCATTGCCCAGCTGCGAAACAACAAACTCACCGCCGGTTGAAAAAACTTGCAGATCAGGACCAGGAGAAAGATTTACTATAACATTGAGCTGATTTGTATTAATCGTTGCCTCAACGCCCTCATCATCTAAACCAGTGCCAATATCGAAATTAAAATAGTCAATTACCTTGCTGCCCCATACTGTATTTGGCCTGGCTCGATTGCCACCAAAATACAACCGGCCTTCGTGAAATGCCGCCGAGCGAGGCCACCCCCGTGTGTCACTCCACACATCTTCGTAGCCAAACTCGTATTCCCAATTTCCTGTAGTCAATGCGTCTGTATTGAAAAAAGGCACCTCAACGTGAGCGTTCATCACCGTGTCAGAAACATACTCAACATATCTAGCGCGACCAAAGCCGCTTAACGCATTAGCATAATTATCAACACTATCCTCGCCAAACGCTTTGACAGAATACTGAGTCGTGTTGTCTGGCGCCGGATCAAACGCTGGCGTGACCGTCGCTATCTTTGTTGTCGCGTCATAATCCTTTATGTGCCTGTGTTGGCCAGATCCGGTGCCGCCTGTAAGATGAATTGACAACCCATTGCATTGATCGTCGCTAGTGTAACTCGTTGCAGATTTTAAAGTGATCGTCGTTGCTGTTCCAGCTTGAGCTGTGCCGGTATCTGTTGTGACAGATGAGGCAGTAATAGTTATGTTGCCCTCGATCGCGCTAGGCGTGATTGTGTACTCAGGCTCTGATACCTCCAGGTCATACGCATATTTAGGTATGAACTTTAAAGCCAGGTCACTCGACTCCCAGCTGGTATCACCGTTTCGCAACAATCTTTGCGGGTGCATATCTTCGTGCAACAGGATCAATGTATCAACAGCTTGCGTATAATTTAGATCATCAATGACGCCCGATGTTATGGCAGCGACCGCCAGGTAATCATTTCCGCTGCCATTAATGTCTGTCTGCAGCACACCGCCTTTAAATATGTATATTCTGCCTGTAACAACGACCAGCAAGTAACTGTCGTTGACACTAAACTCAAACGGGATCAGCTTAAATTTTGTAAATGAGCTGCCAAAGTCATAGATAAACTTTGTGCCAGGACGACGCTTGGCTCCGCCTTGGGGCTGGATTGTAACATTGGTTGCAGTCTCGAGAGCGTTACCATATTGATCCAGATCTGTTCTGGCTCTCAATAATGGGTCCAGCTCCCCAACACTGAAATTTGTTTGAAACTGAACAATACGAGCCATTATCTTACCTGGATTAGTGCATAATCTTCTATGATTTGTGGCAACCGGCCACGGCTGTCGATGTTTACTGCCTCACGGAAAAGACCGCCACGGCCATTCTCCCCAGGGCTGCCATAAGCAATCTGTCTGAAATAATCTGCTTTTGAGATCTGATCTGTAATTACCATGCCAAGCTCGCCGGCAAACGCATTGCGCAGCAGATGCACAAAATAAACTGGCATCTTGGACTCGTCGATTGTCTGTTGGAAATCTATGAAAACTGTTTCCAGGTTTGTGTATAGCTGATCGCCGTAGATCTCCCAGCCGTCATTGATGGGCGCCTGGTTAGCCGCTGATGATTCAAACACAGCCTGGACGCCCGACAAGATGTTGCCTGGCAGCTGATAAGCATATTCAAATTCATTTATTGGAGCGGTGGAAAGTCTGCCTAGTGATGCTTTTTTGTATGTCCAGCTCCAGGGATATCTGGATAATAAAGCATCACGGAGATCTGGATAAAGACGATCACATGCCTGGGCAGAGTCAGTGCCTTCCGTAAACGACGAAATTGGGGAGGCCCCCAACATAATTAGTGCATCAGAACATATTGATAGATCTGTATCGCCCGCAGCCATAGACGCCCTCCGTTGTGGGTATTGGCGGCGAGGTGTTTCGGATTGACCCCGCCGCCAAACTTTTAGTCGCTGTCTGTAGCCGCTAACGTAGTGCCGTTAGCAACGTCAACAACGCCCGATGCGTTAGACAACACTTGAGTCAACGTGCAAACTGCAGTTGAGCCAGTTGATGTCACACAGTAGATCAAGTCACCGACTTCCAGGACATCTGAAAGATCGTCGAAATAACTTTCTGTGTTTACGTCAGCAATGCTATCTGTCGTCTTATACGCATAGATGCCAGGGGCATTTCCACGCTTTGACGCCATTACAGTTGCGAAACCAGTAGATGAATAAGCCATGTTTTATCTCCTTACTCAGTACAGCTGATTTTGACGATGCCTTCGTCGTCAATCGCGATTGCACCAGCGGAGAACATTGACGATACCAAGAAGCTAGTTTTTTCTGGTATGTAGTTCACCTCACTCTTTTGCGCCATTGACTCGGCATAGCCCATTGAGTCTTTGTGCCAGGCAAAGCATGTACGAGTTGATGGCTTAGGCAAGCCGCCCTCGTCACGATCACCAATCGTCAGCACAGTATAGCCCATGAACTGGTTCACCTCACCGCGAACCAGAGCTTTTACACTGGCAAAATCTTGGCTAGTGATCTCCGTTTCGCCAAGCAAAGCATCGAGCTGAGAAGCGTGCATGAGAAGATAACGGCCCTCTGAAGGTACGTTCTTTTCATTCATCGCTTTCGCAGTAGCGCGGAGCTTCTCGATGTTCATGTTTGTGCCAGCACCACCAACGGTTGTTGCAACGGTTGATGGAGCTGCAGCTGCATTGAGTGCGTCAATGCAGAGCTGATCCATACGCCGAGCGATAGCTTTTGAAACTACTTGGACAAGCTCGCGTCGTTCATCAAAGTTGATGTGAGACTGATGGAAAATGTCCGAGTATTCCGCAGCAATAAAATCTGACATGCTCGCGGTCACTTGCGAGTAGGTCACATTTAGCGGGGTTACGTCAGTTTGGTTAATCCGAGGCGTTGCTACACCCTTACCAATTTTTGGAAACTTTACAGTGTTTCCCTGTACGCCGGTGCGGGTACGCATTGTTCCGCGCAATACCGACTCCGACTGATACGCTTGCTTCACTTCACTCTCAAAGAGATCCACAAACGCTGTGGTTACATTCTGCGCCATAGCAGAATCCTCCTATTAAAAGGTTTCGACTAAAACGCAATCCGTTATCCTTACGGGCGGGTCGCTTGCGCATTATTGGATGCGCCGGCCAACGGGTTCACCGTATAGAAGGGCCGCAAAGGTTATCCCTCAAATACAATACTTACACCTATTTGGCCGGCAATGCAACAATATCTAGTTGTTTGCGTCCATCCATTGCTTTTCTACGCCGGTGCGCCAGGCAACGTCTGTCAGCCATCTTGGGTCTGCAATCGCAGCCTCGAGGTCTTGCCTGGTCATTTGCGGTTTGTTCACAGCTGGATGCACAGGGATGCTTTCGTTTGTGATTGCCTGGTGGTATTTGATGAAAGCATTGATGCTGTCAGCGCTGTCCAGGCTGTAGGCAAGCTGTGTTTGCTCGTCGTCTGTCAGCGGCGCTTTGGCAATAAGACGCTCAACCATAGCAATCTTGTCTTGTGCGCGATCGCCCAGCTTGCTCATTTCCTGGTTGCGGTCTAACTCAACGGCCTCGTTTTCACTTGTAACAGTATCTAATATTTTACGACCAAGCTCCTCAAACGCCATCTGGCTAACACCGTTTTCTTTTGCCCAATCTTTAAAAATTTTGAAGCCTTCTTCTTCTGTGTCTAAACCATCTGACTGTAGCGCAGAATAATCGTAATCACCTTCCGGCGCCTTGTGTTTGCCCTGGCTTACCAGCTTACGCAGCTCGACATGGCTCTTGGCCAGCTTCTCTACGTCTGGGCCATCTT